TTAACCAGCCACTCACTTGCTTCACGTTCTCCAACCCGGCGTTTTGCCAGCGCAGTAGCCTTGTCAATAAACTGGCTGAAGCTCCCCTGTACAAGACCGAGCTGGGCCTTAACGGCATCAGCGTCAAATACCTGATTGTGTGCAACTTTGATTGCTCTAACAGACTTTCCACTGTCAATTTCTGAGAGTGCCACGCCCAGGGTATTATGGCAGACAACTCGCTCAATAACAAACCCGGCAGTAGTTGCAAGGCTATAATCACAGGAGGAACTCAGAAGCAGATAGCCCTCTACTTTGTCAACACCGGCAATCTGCGCCTCAGCCCCAACTTTTGCCAGTGCCCAGAATTTCTGGCCGTTGAAGAGAATACCACAGGTTTCAAGCTGAAAACCACCGGCTTCAACAAGGCTTTTGAAAAAGTGAAGGACCTCCCTGGGCTGTACGATTTTATACCCAGCGGAAACGATAGAAAGGGGGGAGCCGTTATCAGAACGGTAAAGGGCATGCCTGGCCGGGAAGGTCTTGGGCACGTCAATAACTCTACGGGAATCAGCGGGGGGAGGAACCCTGTAGGTAAGGGCACTGCGCTGAATTTCCCAGTCAAAACCACCCTCTTTTTCCCAGACCTCAATGGGGGCTCCGGGCGTAAGGGCTTGTCCCATGCCATGCCATGGGGTTTTCCCGGTATAGGCCATACTTGCCTGTCCTGCCTGGTTTACATAGATTTCTGCACTCATTTTGGGTTCTCCTTATTTATCAAGTTTTTCATTAATAAATTCGACAACACAAAGAAGATTATCACGGATATTTGCTAAATCCTCTTTTTTGATTGCATATTTGTTACGGCTATTAATATAGCCGTGGAGGCGAATAATTTCATTTATGCAATCGTGGATATCTTCTTCTGTGCTGGGGATACTGAGTGCGAATTGGGTTGCGGTTGTACTCATTTTAGGTTCTCCTTTATCACCCCCGTATAGGGTGGTCAGAGGTTTATGTGGTAGGTGGCTTACGTCTCAGCCTTTAGAAATACTATAAACCTCCTGGTTAAGAAAGTAAAGAAAAAAATAATAATAAAGTAAAAAAAATAATGAACCCCCTAACTATAAGGAATTACTAGGAATAAAAAGTATAAAATTTGCGTTTTAATATTATATTTATAATATTAAACTCTAAGTATAGGCAATTAAATTCAAAAAAATTAAGTTGAGCACATAGCCCATGAGAGAAATAGTCAGAGAAAGAGTTAAACCCCTACCCCAATCAGAACAGCAGGGACATGCTCCAAGACAACGTCAACGTCAACGTCAAAGGGTTAATCCCTCGGTTAATCCCTCGGTTAATCCCTCGGTTAATCCCTCGGTTAATCCCCCGGCCAATACCCCTGATACATATGAGTTTGAGCACGCGGCCAAGAGAAATACTAAGGGTCAGTTTGGTCAAGGTAATTGCCTTTGGAAATTTGTAAATCCCGGGAGACCTCGTATATTTGAGACCCCTGAAGCTATGTGGGCTAAGGCCTGTGAATATTTTAAATACCAACAAGATAATCCCTGGCGGGAACAGCGTATAGCAAGTAAAAGGGGAGAACCTGATATTGTTGAACTTGATAAACCAGTGCCATTTACCCTAGAGGGCTTTCGGTTGTTCTCAAATATAACTGAGGGATGTTGGCACGCTTATCAATTGAGAACCGAATATGTAAAAGTCTGTAGGCAAATCATGGAAGTTATAAGGAATCAGAAGTTTGCTGGCGCGGCAGCAGGCTTTTTTAATCACGCTATCATAGCTAGGGATCTTGGCCTTGCGGATAAGAAGGAATTGACTGGTGTAGATAATACCCCGCTTATACCCCCGGAGCAGGGTGATAACCGGGCAAAGAATATGCGGGCTATGATGTTGGCTGCTCTGGCGGTAGACGCTGACGCTGATAGTGAGGAAGAGTCTGGTGGTTGACCTTGAGTGTATTCCCGTATCAGATTACTCCTGCTTTCTGGATAGTGTGGGCGTAATGGACGCTACTGATTGGGAAATATTGCGTAAAATGGTCAGGGAAAGTGATTTTGTATATATCTGTGAACGAAATCAATATACAGGTCATCACTATTTTATCCACTTCCTTCCCCTAGTAAGCAAGGGCCAGGGGTATATAAAATGAGTACTGGGGGTCAATATCTTCCCAGTCTGATTGAATTCTGGAGGATAAAACGGAAACACCAGGGGTTGCCCTGTATTATTAAGCCGTTTCATTATGATCTGGCAAATGCATATACTAAGTTGCTCTTAGGGGTACTACCCCGGCCTAACCTGATGGTCTTGGAACCCCCTAGGTGTTTGAAGACAAGTCTTTGTGATACGTTTATTGAGTACGCTCTTTCATATTTTCCGGATAGTGAGTTCATTAAGGCTGGATTTGGTAAGGAATTACCTGTAGAGAGCGTGATTGATATTCGTAATACACTTTCAAGTGATTGGTATCGGAGCATGGTAGATGATCAGTGGGGTTGCCATGTTCAGATGATTGGTGAGAAAGCAGGTGGTCGTCAGGACCACTTTTATACCCTGGAGGGTGGTAGCGTTAAGGCCGGTGGCGTTGGCACGGGTATTATCGGTTTCGGAGCTGGTAAGTTAAGGCCTGAATTTGGCGGGGCTATCGTAATGGATGACCTTCTTAAACCCCAGGATATGCGCTCTGCAGTGGTGAGGAAGGCTACCTGGGATTATGTACAGAATGGCCTTAAACCCCGGAGAAACCGGCAGAGTCCTCCATATACGCCCATTATTCTCATAATGCAGAGACTCCACCCGGAAGATCCTGCTGGAATGTGCCTGAGGGAAGAACGTGATGACTGGTATGTGGTGTGCGTACCGGCACATAATCCTGATGGTACGAGTATTTGGGAGGAAAGGATCTCAGCTGCTGAGCTTGAGAAGATGCGGGCGCGGGACCCGGAAAAGTATTATAGTCAGTACCAGCAGAACCCAAAAGCAGGTGCGGGTGTAATACTCCAGGGGCAATGGTGGTACCACTGGCAGGACCGGCTTGAGATGGAAAGAAGATTTACCCTCAAGTTCATTACTGCTGATACTGCGTTTAAGGCCCAGGATGCTAATGACTGGAGTGTATTTCAATGCTGGGGGTGTGAGGGTAAACAGGGCTTACACCTTGTTGATCAAATAAGGGGAAAATGGGAATTCCCTGAACTTCTGAAGTATGCCAAGGCATTTTGGCTTAAACACCGAACACCCCGGCGTGGATATACCCCGGCAGCACATTTCTTCATTGAGGACAAGGCAAGTGGTATCAGTCTTATCCAGAGTATGCAGCGTCAGGGTATCCCGGTAATACCCTGGGCACCGGCTGATAATACTAGCCCTGATAAGGTGGGACGTGCTAAACAGGCAAGTGATCCTCTTGCTACAGGTAGGATAAGCCTTCCACCACTAGATGCTCGACAGGATCTTAAATGGAGAGATTTACCCCCGGCGTTTAAGCGGGAGTACCCCCGGCCTGATACCTTTGAGGATTTGCCTGATATTAAGTGGGTACAATGCCTAAAGGATGAGGCTGAGAGTTTTTCAACTGATGACAGTCATCTTTTTGATGACCAGGTTGATACATTTACTGAGGCTGCTTGTATTTGGATGGAGAATGGTGGGGGTGTAGGACCCCTGCCCAATATGAGTGGACTTATACAAATTAATGAACAATAGGATTATATATGTATAGTCTTGTCGTTAATTTACAATTATGTGTTGGTTGTGGGAATTGTACTGATATTTTTCGTGATCGTTATACTACACTCCTGAGCCGGGGGGAACTCTTGCTTGATGATCTTACTGATAAGGATAAGGAATTAATTGAGTACGCTGTAAACCAATGTTATGTTGATGCCCTTTTATTTAAGGAGATTGCAAAATGAGTTTTAAGCCCATGACACATAGGAAATCTATTATAATCGCTCTGGTTGTAATAGCTGAGACTGCGTTGGTATTGTCCGGCCTTGCTCTTTTCCGGGCTGACCTGGATAAGACAATCCTGCTTGCCCTTATTGGCGTGGCATCAAATATTGTGTC